AATGTATTCGATATCGGCAATCTCACCTAAGTTTTGTGCCCCCGCTAAAGTTTCAATCGGGTTGGTTTGTGCCGGGTCACGAATAGGTATGAAATAATCTTGGTCAACTGCCATTTGATTATATCTCATATCCACCTGACCGTTTCTTGGGTCAACAACTTGGTCTCTTTTAAATTTATTGGCAACACGTTGTACATATGCTTCGATATCTTTATCGTCCATGTTACCAACGAATACTTTGAATACACGTCTTTCAGGTGCTCTTGTTGTTCTATAAATCAACATCGCATCTTCTGCAAGTAACAACTGTTTCCAAATTCTTCTAATCTTATCCAACATGGATGTACCATATGGAAGTTTTCTATCATCACCCAATAATCTAAAGTGAGCAATTTCCCATGCTTGGAATTCTAATTCCTTGTTTTTCCATTGGAATCTTAATTCCCTTGTTGGAACTTTTGCATCTCTTTGATTTGGTGATTTAGATTCTCTACCCCCAATTCTTTCAATCTCAATATTGGGTAATTGTTGACAACCAACAATACCGGTTTCGGGGTCGATTTTCAAATAAACAAAATCATCACCGTACTTACATACACCTCTCGCCCACATTTGTAGGTTAGTATTTAAATCTAATCTATTAATAAACAAATCCTCAAGTATTGATTTTACTCTTGTGGATTCAGAGAAGATTGTAAGGATGTCACCCTTTTCTGATAATGTAGTGGATTCTTCCGCGTAGATATCTAATGCTGCTGATATTTCAGGAGTAAACTCCATTGATTCATAATCGTAATATGCTGCTAATCTATTTGGTTCATAATATACCGATTGGTTGTAAAGAGATTGTTCAAGTTTGGTCCACTTATCTGCAATGTATTGGCTCTGTTGAGCTTGTAACATTGCTCTTTCATAGTCCTCTCTACTACTGGTTTTTAGTATCTCATCTTTGGAAAAATTAAATGACGGTGTCTCCTCAGGTTTTGCTGTACCCGGAAACCCAAACATCTTGGTTAACCTCTGAAATACTGTTTTATTATCTGTTGCCATGTATATAAATAGTTTTCTTTAGAATATAAATAATTTTATTGAGTTAATAAAGTCGTATCACTTCCTTCTACTAAATAACCAAGAGTATTCTTTGTAGTGGTCTTTAGTGGGTGAACCCAACGGATGGTTGTTATTTCCACCATTCATTTGCATGGCTCCGATAGAATCCATGGTTGAACCGTAAGCATAAAATGTCTTGTTTGCTTCGTATGTTCGTTCAGATACCGTCCATGATTCCAACATTGCTTTATTAGCATTCTCGTTCTTTTGTAACTGACTGAAACACATATCACCGGCATATAATGCCATTGATAAACTCATAATTGAGTCGTCATGAGCACCTTTCATGTGGTCAGGTCTTCCGTTTATATAAACAAATGTGTTTAATTCATTCATTAATCTTGCCGACCTAACCGCAAAACCTTTCCTCAATTGTTCTTCAAATGCGGCAACTATTTGGGTTCGTTTATTGTTGAAATTGATACCGGGGATTTTATCCATTGCTTTAGAATTATATTCCCAAATGTTCTTAGTATTAACACCATCAATGTACAAGTTTTTATAATTCATTTCTTGTAGTTTTCTTGATGTTGCCACTCCCATACCACCGGTAATATCTATCACAATAAATGCTTCATATAAAACACCCCATTTATAAGCGATTGATGCTAAATCATCTGGCGGTATTTTACCGATATATTCAACAACCTGTTCTCTTTCGTCAAAATCAACAATGTTAATAGATGAAAAGTCTTCACTATCCCCTCTACTAACATCGACACCCATAATGTATCTATGACCCACAATGGGTTCCTTCCATTGCCAAAAGGTACCTTGCATGTATTTCTCTTTGGGTTCACGCAACATATTTTTCGTAATGTTGTCCTGTACGTCACCGGGAATTACACCATCACCTGAACCTAAGAAGTCACACTCCAATTCCTGAGCAATTTTCCTTCTATCGTATTTGAATTTCTTTGACATGGATTCAAACCATGATGAGAATGGTTTATAACCTTCATCTAAGTATTCATTATACTTTTCAATGTCAAATTCAAACATGACAACTTCATTGTCATCATATTGCTCACGATTTAACATGTAATGAGTAATATCACTACATTTTATCCATCTTAAATCTTTAGTGTAACGTGGGTCCTTAAACCATCTTAAATCCGTAATGTGGAAATCATTCATTTTACGAATTGCTTGGTCATAAACACCGTAGTAAATTGGGTCATATCCATTCGGTGTGGAAATCAAAATGATTTTACCACCCGTAGAAAGAGATGCCATAGATGCCGCCCAAAAGTCCTCACCGGCTTCAATATACGCGGCCTCGTCAAATACAAGGATTGTAGGGGTATAACCACGAAGTGCATCGGGAGATGTCGCAACGGCTTTTACCTCACATCCATTATTTAATCTAAATCTACTTTCTGAGTTTTTATCGGGAGAAAACCCAACATTTAACCAATCAGGCCACTGTTCTAAAAAGTGACGAATCTTATTCGCCATTTCAATTGCAGTATCTCTTTTGTTAGCAATTACAAGTACTCTTTCAGGATTCTCGGGTTTTGCTAATTGTAACCTTCTTGAAATCCATGCAGATGTTACTGTCGATACACCCGCCTGACGATACTTTCTTGTAATATTTTCGTTATAATCTTCGTAATCCTGTATTAACTGAACTTGGTCAGGGAATAACTCAAGAGGTACATATTTTTTTTGAGTATTGTCATATGTCTGCAAATATGTTTTGAGAGCATATGGTGCGTCTTTCAATATTCTCGCATACTCTTTTAATTGTTCTATTCTTGATTCCATATATATAAATATGAAAAAAGGGTGGTAAAACCACCCTTTCCCGCGGCAACTGCATTTTGATAATCTTGGTCTTTAAACATTTGGTCAATACCTTCCATCAATTGATTCATCCAACGTTTACCATTTTCTGAACCCGACAGAACTTCCTTCATGAATACCAAGAAATGTTTTGCTGGTAATTTGAAAATCTCAACTAACAAATAGTTTTGTAATTCAAACTTGTTTTCGTCCAATAAGATTTCTTCGGGGAATTGTCTTCTAACTCTATCCCAAATTGCCGGACCTAAACGTAAATCCCACATCTCTTTTTCTAATGTGTCCTCAGAACCTTCAATCTCAGACCATGCTTCGGTATCTTCGTTACCCTCTTCATCTGTTGGTCTTCCTTGAATTGCGAACAACTCCATAACACCTTTAATCAATTCATGAACAAGGATTGGGAAGTTAAGTCCTCTGGCAACAATTGTAGGTGGCTCAGTATTTCTTTTTACTTCTTCTTTACCACCAACGGAACCTCCACCACCGGCACCTCCCATCATCATCTTCATGGTTTCATCACTCAATTGCCAATACAATGTATCATTAATTGACATAAGAATACCATATTGATTGATGATTCTGTCAGAACCAGTTATTTCTCTAATTTTATCAGCAACATAGTGATACATGTAGTGACCCTTTTTGGATGCTCCTTGTATCATGTTGTTAATTAATCTTCTTTTTGCTTTTTCCATAGTCATTGACTCCAAGTCACTCATCAAATCTTGTTCGATGTCAACAGGGTCAATGTTTGGTTGTTGTTGTTCAATCTCACGATTAAAGTTTTGGGTATCGATTTCACCCATACCAACAATCTTAGCATCGAATTGTAACGCTCCTTCGGGAATACCCATTTCTTTCATTACTAATTCAACGGACAATCTTTCTAATTCTTCTCTATGTGCCGCCTCAGTTTGAACAATCTCGTTGTGTGCTGACATCATCATTTGGGCCAACGGCATAACACCTTGTTCACCTTGCATAGGTGTTTCAACTCCCGTGTATTCTCTAACCTTAGCAACGACTTGTCTATATCTGTCAGATGCCAATAATTCTTGGAAATTCTTATTAGGTTCCTCACCTGTCGATGGTAAAGGAATCTTTTTTAACGGAGTATCTCCTTGCGATAATTTGTCTTGTAATCCCTGATATGGTCTATCAGGTGTATCAAAATCCATTGCCATCTCTTCTAAGTTTTCACTTATCAATGATAACAAATTTTTTTTAGAAAACTCCATTTATTTTATCTTTTTTTCTTCTCCCATTGCTTTGGGTTTAGGGTCCGTGCCAGGTCCTGGTTGATATGGAGTTTTTGGTTTACTTGGTTTCTCTGTCGGCGGTGCATCAGGAATAACTTCAGGTTGTGCAGGTGTCGTCTCAGGTTGAGTTCCAACAATTGCATCAAATGTCATAAATTCAGGTACACCATTATGTCCTTTAGTTGGCTTAGTTGCCGGCATCGGAATTGCGGATTCTTTAACTTTTTCAGTAATAATACTCATAATGTCATTTTTTGAAGTAAAAGTAGAAAATTTAGATTCTGCCAAATTTAATACCCATTCTTCAATTTCCGCTTTTTCTTCAGAAGATTCTTCTTCAGAAACTTCTTTTTCTTCGTATGTAACAAATGTTTGTTTATTCTTTTTAGCTGCTTCAATGTCCTGTACCTTTTCCTTTGGAATCATCATGGTACCTTCCTTTAAAACTGTATTGGCTAAAATAGAAAGTTCTTTATCACCTAATCGAGATAATGTTTTTTCTGTAAAACCTTCAGACAATAATTTTTCTATAATTTCTGTGCGTTTCATATTTCTTTAAATTTAAGTTCTTGTTGTTCTAATGAGAAACCTCTCGATTTTAATTTCTTAGCAACTGACTCTATGTTTTCACCAAAACGGAAAAATAATCTATCAGATTCTAAATCAAAATTTGATTTTTCCCAAGCCATTGCGATTATACCATCCACAGCATCAATAACACCGAAGTAGTCAGAATTTTGAATCAATTCTAAAACTAAATCGGTGTCTTTGAGTAGACCTACAAGGTCAATGTATTCAATACTTGGGGACTTTGAAGTCATTGTTGAAGATGCTGGTACGTCAAACCACTCCTCCATGTCAATTTCGGTAGATTCACTGAAGATGAATTCGTACTGTCTTTGGCCCTTATAATCAGAACCGATTTCATTGACGTAGATTAAACGCATCTTACTTAAAGTATTTTCCTAAAGTTTCTTCAATGCTTTTGTTAATTTCTTTTTTAATTTCTTCCAAGTCAACCTCTTTAACTTCGTCTTCTTGCATAGAACCTAAATCAGCATATTTTGACAAATCAATCTCTTCGTCTTGTACTGCTGGCATATTAACGAAACTCTCTAATTTATCCATCATTGACATTTCACCAAGTTCCTCATCACCTGTTTCAGGTTCTTCTGCAGGAACTTCAGGTTCTTCAGATGGTATTTCTTCACCACCCATTTCGTCTTCGTCTCTTTCAAATTTCTTTGCGATTTCTTCGATATCCTCATCTTCGAGTTTATCCAAGTTTACTGCTGAAATAACCATATTAAGAACGTACTTAATATCGTCACTTTCCATTTTTTCTTTTTGGTCTCTTAATTCCTGACCAAGTTTACCAGCGAATTTTTGAATTTCCGCCATGTAATCTGATGGTTTTGATTCTCCACCCATTTCATCTGACGGCATTTCCTCAGAAGATGGTTCCATCATTGGCTCTTCTGCGGGTACTTCAGCTGGCATCTCAGGTTCCGCCATTGGTGCGGGTTCTGCCGGCATGTCTGCAACGGGTTCCGGTGCAACTGCTTCGGAGTTAGCCACAGGAGATTTTGGTTTTAAAACATACTTTGTTGCTTCTTGTAGCTCCTGACCGTTTAATAGGTCTAATCTCTTCAATGCCTCGGCGTATGAGTTAAATCTATTTTTATTTTTCATGAATAGACCACCGATATAATCAAGTGAACTCTCATTTAAACCTTTTTTTACGTAATATCCGTCTTTCTCTTTTACAATACCGTAAACGCCATTTACAGATTCCGTAACGAACTCTGCTTTAGATGCAGATGCCGATTTCGATTTATTACCGTAATAAGTCAACTCAAGGATTCTCTTTAGTTTATCGTCACCTTGAAGTTTCTCACTTCCTAATGGTTTTAAGTCTGCCATGTTTTTTAATTATTGATAATATATTATTCTTCGTATCCTATAAATATATGCATATAAAGAAAAAAATTGGGGGTTATCATTGCGGTAGGGACAATTTTTTATCCCTTATTGATGTTTTAATACCCATTAATTTCTCAATATATCCATTTCTTCTTAATAATTTGAAGGTTAAATTCTCGTATGAATACTCTCCTCCACTCTCAAGACCACTCTGTCTAAACTTTTTAATCTTTGCTTTTAGTTCATCCACGCTCTTAGAAACGTCCTCACCATTCTCAGACAACTCAACTAAACTGTCGATTAGTTTAGAATATTCCTCACCTTTATCTAAAATTTTCTTCTCATCTAAATCAAACGCCGATTCCAATTTCTTAGGTTCAACTACCCACTCATATCCTGAACGTACAACTCAACATCGAAATCTTTAATGGTAATATTAGTATTTGAGTTCCAAATATTTTTTTTACTATCAAAAAATTCTTTCATAATGTCGTGGTATGCAATTGAATTTACTTTACCGGCATCAAATTCATCTAAATCAACTAAAATGTGTAAATCTACATCTGAATATTTGGACCAATTAAAATTCGCCAAAGAACCTGTTAAATGAATATCAAAAACAAAAAAATCAATACCAATGAATTCCAAAAATTCATTACTAATTTCAAGTAACTTCTCTCTAATCTCTTCTTTTAACTTATAAGATTCATCACTCTTATCAAATATTAATTCAGGTAATGAGTCCTTAGGAATGAAGGATTTTACGATATCCTTATCCTTTTCGATGTCTTCTATAAGTTCTTTTATTAGATTCATTTTACTTTTTGGTACTTATATGTTTTTGATATGTTAGTGTTAAAATACTTTCCTTGTGATTCAGCCATACGAAACTTTGTAAAGATTTCCCAAGGCACTTCACCATACTCATAAATAGCACCATTATTAAATTCAACCAAAAGTGTTTTATCTTCAGTGTTATATGTTGAAGATTTTAGGTTTGATGAGTTTATTGCTACTTCAATAAGCTTACCATTAATTTTTTCTGATAATATTCCCATAGTATTTTTGAGTATAATATACCTAATAAATATCAAAAAGAAAACCCCGATTTCTCGGGGTTCTCATTAATTCAACGAAATAAATCGTTCAAGAGATTTTTTCTTGGATTTCGGAAGAAGGATTTCCAACACCCCATTCTCAACCTTACCTGTGATTTCTTTCTCACTCACGTCGTCGGGAAGAGAATAAGTTTTTTTGAAAGAACTTACGAAAGAATAATTGACATCGTTGGATTCTTCCTTTTTATAGGAGATACTCAATAAACCATCTTTAACCGAAATTGATAAATCATCTTTGGTTAAACCCGGCACCGCCAAGTAAATTGAATACTCGTTATCTCCTGTAACGACTTTAGTTGAACTTTCCCTTGTTGTAGACAGGGATGGTCTATCGAAGAATGTGTCTAACATATCCTTCAAAGGGTCTCTGTAAATTTTTACCATAATTAATTTTTTTTGTATATTCGTCTCAAAGTATGTTCCATTCCAATAAAATAGACAATATGTCAGTTATATCATTATATCAACTGAAAAAATGTCACTTATTTGTTTTTTAGATGGATTTTTGTTATACTTTATTAAAAGATTCAAACCATGGCAGTAGATTTTTTCGAAGAGGGTCAACAAACAACCCCGAAAAGAGGTAGAAAGGGGTCAACTACTCCTATTTTAGATAACTTCTCAAGAGACCTAAATAAATTAGTTGAGGAAGGTAAAATCGACCCGGTTATTGGTCGAGAAAAGGAAGTGAAGAGAATTGCTCAAATACTTTCTCGTAAGAAAAAGAATAACGTAGTTGTTGTTGGTGATGCCGGTGTTGGTAAATCCGCATTAGTTGAGAAACTGGCATTACTAATTGTTAAAGGAGAATGTCCATCTAATCTATTAGATAAAAGAATCGTTTCTTTGGATTTAACATCATTGGTTGCGGGTACCAAATACAGAGGTCAGTTTGAAGAAAGGATTAAAGCCATTCTAAATGAACTCCAACACGAACCGAATGTGATTGTCTTTATTGACGAATTACATACAATGATTGGTGCAGGAAATGCCAGTGGTTCAATGGATGCTGCCAACATTCTTAAACCCGCATTGGCAAGAGGTGAAATACAATGTATTGGTGCAACAACTTTTGATGAATTTAAAAAACACATTGAGAAGGATGGTGCCCTTGTCAGAAGATTCCAAAAAATAATTTTAAAGGAGCCAACCCAAACCGAAACAGTTCAGATTTTAACTAACTTAAAAGATTCTTATGAATATTATCATAAGGTTTTTTACAATGAGGGTGTGGTTGAAACGATTGTTAAATTGTGTGCACGATTTGTTACCGACAGACAATTTCCTGATAAAGCAATCGATGTTCTTGATGAATTAGGTTCGGATAAAAAAATCAACACCAAGGTTCCTGAGGTTATTGAGAATTTGAAAAAGGAATCTGAAGAAATCAAGAATAAGAAAATTCAAGTAGTAAAAAGTCAGAACTACGAACAAGCCGCGAAATTAAGAGACGAAGAACGAAAGATTTTGGCGAAACTTGAAGAAGAAAAAACAGAATGGTTAAAGACACAAAAGGATAACTTAACCCCTGTAACTATTGATGATGTTTATGAAATCATCTCTCAAATGACGGGAGTACCAATCACAAAACTTGATGAAAGAGAAACTGAGAACCTTTTAAAACTTGAGGAAAGATTATCTGCTAAGGTGATTGGACAGGACGACGCAATATCAATCATATCCAAATCAATCAGACGAAATAGAGTTGGCATTAAAGATAGCAATAAACCTATCGGTTCATTTATCTTTTTAGGTTCGACAGGTGTCGGTAAAACTTACCTTGCCAAGTCTATTGCGGAACTGTTATTTGGTGACCCTGATAAGGTTGTTCGTGTCGATATGAGTGAGTTCATGGAAAAACATAATGTATCTCGTTTGATTGGTTCACCTCCGGGTTATGTTGGTTATGATGAGGGAGGTCAGTTAACGGAGAAAATCAAAAACAACCCATTCTCGGTGAAAACAACAATTCAATCCTGAATTCTTGAATAGAATCGACGATGTGATTTTATTTAATCCTTTGGGTGAAGAAACAATTAAAAAGATTGTTGAGATTGAGGTGGCTAAATTGACACTAAGATTAAAAGAGAAAAATTTTGATGTAATTTTTGATAAATCGGTAATTGCCAGAATAATTGAGTTGAATACTCAGGAAGAATACGGTGCCCGACCAATCAAGAGAATTATTCAAAATTTGTGTGAAGACTTCTTATCTGAAGAGATTTTGAAGGGTACTATTAAAGAAAACCAAATCTCAACACTGAAGTTTAAAGACGGTCAACTGAAAATTTTTAAGAAGTTAGTATAAATATTTAGGTTTTTTGTAAAATCATATATATTTATATCTACAAGGACATCTTTGCCGATATCCTTTCGTTTTTAGTCCGTGGGGTTGAACCCACAAAATGACCTCCAAGCCCCGATTCCCGTCGGGGCTTTTTTTATTCTAGAATATTTCGTATATTTGTAACATGAAAAGAAATATCTTCTTGTTTGCAGTAATTCTCCCGATGGGACTTACTGCGTGTGGTAATGAATCGACCACACCAAGTGAAACAACCGATTCAACCGCAGTTAGTTTGGATTCAACCGCAGTAACTGCAACTGATTCTACAACTGCTCAGATTACTGACAGTACTGTGAGTCATTAATTTGGGTGAGTGCTCACTACCATCAGGTGGAAATGTGAGTTAAATGTATTGCATTTGACACCACAGCTCCCAAATTTTTAAACCGAACAATTATGGACATTAAAGGAGATTTAATTTTATTAAGAGGATTACCCGGCTCGGGTAAAAGTACATTAGGTGAAATTATTATGAGTTCACCCGGTAATCATCAATTACCATTATCGGCTGACGATTTTTTCACGGATTCAGAAGGTAACTACAATTTTGACCCAACAAAACTTAAAGAAGCACATAATCAGTGTAAACAACGATGTGCTTTATTGATGCAAAACAATTCGGCAAGGATTGTTGTATCCAACACGTTTACCCAAGAATGGGAGATGGAAGAATATATTGAAATGGCTAAAAGATATGGTTATAGGGTTCATACCGTAATCGTTGAGAATCGCCACGGGGGTACAAATGTACATGGAGTACCCGACGACAAACTCCAAGTAATGAAAGAAAGATTCAGTATACAACTTTAGTATGAGTAAGTTTTTACCATCTTATTTAGATATCGTTCAACCGAGAAAAAGAAAAAATGGATTTTTTACATACATTAGAAAAATACTATCAAGATGGTTTAATACAAAAACAAACCCATCCAAGTAAAGATTTATACATATGGAACTACACACCCAAAGTTCAATACGAATCATTGTGGGATGATGTTACCATGCAATGTCGTGGTTTGATTACAAATCATTCGGGTGAAATCATCGCAAAACCATTTGGTAAGTTCTTAAATTATGAAGAGGTAATTGATAAGAATCTAATTCCGTGGGATAGTGAATATGCATATACCCAAGAAAAAATGGATGGTTCTCTTGGTATTTTATTTTTCTATGATGGTGAATGGATTATGGCAACAAGAGGTTCATTCACTTCGGAACAATCTATCCGTGGATTAGAAATTCTGAAATCAATTTATAATTTAGATAGGTTTGTGAAGGAATTTACCTACTTATGTGAAATCATTTATCCTGAAAATAGGATAGTGGTAAACTATGGTAAGGAGAAAATCACATTTCTATCTGTTACCACACCTGAAGGTGAATTAAATTGGACCACTACAAAATCAATTTTTTACTTATCAAGTATCAAAGAAGAAGACGTGGTTGATAGTACGATGGTAACATTTAACAAAGAAACTTTCGATACCTACAAAAAATTAAACACACCAAATCACGAGGGGTTCGTCATTCGTTTCTACCCATCAAATTTTAGAATGAAAATAAAGTTTGATGAGTATGTTCGTTTACATAGAATCTTAACAAACATCTCCAATAGAGATATATGGGAATATTTGAAGGATGATAAACCATTTGACGAATTACTTGAAAAGGTTCCTGATGAGTTTAATGATTGGGTAAAGGAAACTGTAAAAGATTTCGTTATTAGATTTGAGAATATTGAAAAGGAGCACAAGTGGATACACGAACACATATTAAGGGTAGAAAACTCAGACGTTAGAAAAGTTTATGCCGAACTTGCTCTTAGATACAAACACCCATCAATACTATTTTCAATGTATGATGGGAAACCATATAAAAATATAATTTGGAAATTATTATATCCACCTTACTCTAAACCTTTTAAAAAAGATGAAGAGAATTAGTAAAAAAAATTATACAATGAAAAAAAGAATTTATTTGGATGATGTGAGAACCCCTGTCGAAAAAGACCAATGGGTTGTTGTCAGAGATTACGTGGAGTTCGTGGATAAAGTTAATGAGATTGGTTTGGAGAACATATCTCTAATATCATTGGACCACGATTTGGGTGAGACTGCAATGGCCGAATGGCATCGTAACGTTTATCATCACTACGAGTTAGATTACGATAACATTCTTGAGAAAACGGGGATGGATTGTGTTAAATGGTTGGTCGAGCAATGGATGGACGGTAAACCCGTTGTTGACGTTGTTATCCATTCTGCAAATGCGATTGGTAGTGGTAACATGATGGGTTATATTAACAATTACAGGCACATTCATAGATTACCTCAAAACTGTGTTAGGGTTCAGATTGAACACACGGTGGATTAACAAGGTCTTGTTGAAAACTGGATTTGGATATCTCGAAAAGATTCCTCATCTTTGTAAGACCGATTAATTAATTCAAAAACTAACCCTATATGAGTTTGACAAAGTCTGGCGTTGCGCTAAAAAAACTGAACATAAAAGGAAAATACAATGAGTTTTCCGACTTCTACGATGTCAACAAAGTAGTAATCTACAAGAACATTCTAAAGTTGTTCACTCAGTTTAAGAACAAAGAAAAAGATACACTAGTTCTCACCATTTCAGCAAAGATTAAAGGTCTTGATTGGGAAACCGATTTGAAATTTACTCGTGATGAAATCAACGTACTCAAAAGGGATATCATGCCATATTTTGAGCAGATTGAAGATTACGAAACTTGCGGTGAGATTTGTAAATTACATAAGACCCTCAAAGAATCTTAATTCGAAGAGTGGGATAGGTCAACGTCCCCAAGTATACAGTACTTAATATTCTGAGTAACACTTGCAGATACCGATGTGAAACTGAAAGATGTTACAGGATTGACACTACCGAAGTTATTTTTGGTTATTGAATTGTAATTCGTTTCAGTAAACCAAAGTACTTCGGTAATTGTTTTTAAACCGGTTATATGTGCACCAATAAGAAACACATCTCCCAAATCTAAAATACCATTCTTGCTAACATCCACCGCTTTCCATTGTTTTGTTCCTGTCATAACTAATCCCGAAGCCGTGTTGGTTGGTGTATTCACGTTCTTAACTTCATCAAATGCGAGGTCAAAATCGTTACTTGTTATTCCTTGATGGATTAATGAAGGAACTATTTTGTAATTGACACCATTCTCTGGAACATTAAATGAATAAGTTCCGTTGGTGTTAACTGTATCGGTCTCCACTAAAGTTTCGGTACTACCCACAACTTTATATAAACTAAGAGTAACCATCGGATTTAATGTTGTTGATGGTGGTAGGGATACTGTTCCTGAAATTGTATAAACGATACTAACACTACCATTTGAAGAATATGCAAATCCACAAGTACCACTTTGTAATTGTACTCTGAATAATGTTTTTGTTGTTATGTTAGTATATGAATATGTTGCATTTGTATTTGTTATATCTGTCCACGTCACACCGTCATTTGTAGAACGTTGCCATTTAACAATCGTACCTGTGTAACCACTTAATGTTAGTGTACCTGAGTTAGTTGTACTTGAGTGTGTTTTAATATCAACAGAACCACCTACAGGAGGTGTACCTGATGTTACTGTTATCACTTTTGCATCCGAATTAACCGCACTACCACAGTTTGGTGTTTGAACCTGAACTCGATAATAATATGTTCCAGCTGAACTAATTGTTTCGGTTAAACTTGTTGTTGTATTAGATATGTCGGTCCAGTTTACGTTGTCTGTTGAACGTTGCCATTTATTCACGTTACCCTGTTGTCCCGATAATGTTAATTCAACCTGACCTCCCGCACAAATTGAATTGTTTACTGCAAATATTGTTCCTGACTTTGTTGGTTTTACGGATAAGAAAGTACTTGATGTTGCTAAACCTGTACAAGATTGTGGACTTGTTGAGTTTACAATTGCACGATAATAAGTTGTTTTAGTTAGATTGGTTACGGTGATACTCGATGACGTACTTGAAATCGTAGTTCCCGCAGTAAAGAAGTTGTCAAATGATGATTCCCATCTAGCAATACTACCTGTATAACTATTGAGAGTTAGTGTGGTGCTATTACTTCCCGAACATACATTAATATCACCTCCACTAATATATCCACTTGATGCACCACTAATTTCTACGTTTCTTGTTAATATCGTTGTACTTGTGGTAATATCTCCCGGCATATCCCCGTATTCACATATATAACCCGGTAAATTTGTGTTGGGTAAATCATTCCACATACCGTTATTACCCGAATAGAATTGTCCGTAATGTTCACCACCTGAGTTATTTGGTTCACCACCCGCCCATTTTGCATATTGTCCTGTGGTTGCTGCACTACCATTAGAAAATTGTGTTCCTTTTTCAGGTCCGGTTATCCAATGCCATTTTTGCTCCACTGCTGCTTGTGACGCATATGCAGTTGTCCCTTTCGCACCGTTAACTAGTGATACCTCATCAGAAGCACCAAACCAACCATCATTTGCCATTAATTTCCAAACAAAGTTATTTTCCGCTTCTGAAGTCATTGTAGCCAAATAACCCGCTCTACCAAAATATGAACGATTTTCTGCGGATGTTTTTGAATTGGTCCACGTCGTACTACCCGAGACATACTCATAAAAGTGTTCGGTTAATGGATTATAGAATACTGTACCGGCAACAAACGTCACTCTTCTTTGTAACGCATAACAGGTACTTGTTGTTGATTTAAACTCAACCCCTCTTAAAACTGTTTCCCAATTCGCAGCTGTTGTTGTTCCATTAAAAACTAATATACCTGTAGTGGTATTAAATGTCGAAACACTAACACCGGAAGGTAAAGTTGCGGTTGACCTTAATTGGTCACCACTAGCACCGCTTATGTAACTCTGAGATATTTGAACTCTAAAACCTGTAATTGTTCCATTTGCGGTTAACGTAAGGTTGGGGTCAACTTTTGTCCATGTGTTGTGACTGGCCGACAGTGTACCTGTGCTCGACGTACCTAAAGAAACGGATGTTGCTTGTGAGAATCCAAGTATTGGAAACAGTAGAAATAATATGTATAGTAGTTTTCTCATAAATTAACCTTACTACCAATTAAAAAGAAAGATAGAATCGGAATTTCGGGGTTAGTACTCAAATTTGCTTTGTAGTTAAGATTAACTTTAAATCTTTTTGAAATCTGATAATCAAAACCACTACCTAAGAATCCACTAAAATATCTATCGGTTATTGTTACTTGTTCTTTTGTGGAATATACCAATGGTGTTGACATAACATATAATTCAGGAGACACCATTAACTTCTTACCCACCTTAAATGGTCGAGTGTAAAATGCAGTAATTGATGGAGAATACATTTAAAATACCACTATACCCAACGAAACCTAAAATGTTACCATAAGTATAAACACCCGTCAAGTTTACGTTGTGAATGTATTTTATTGTTTGTTTTTTATTATAATTCAATTTGGTCCACTTTGCAGATAAAGCAAACTGATTAAGGTTAGCCCAAATCATTGCGGTTGCCCCAACACTTGATAAACCAGTCATTGACGACCTACTCATACTTAAATTTAAAATTGGAGTAAACGACTTATCTAAGTTCTGAGCGGTTGTTAAATCAGATGAAATAATCATTGGGTTAGAACTACCTGACTTACCTCCACTTTTTCCTCCTCCTGATTTACCACCACCTGAACCACCGTTATCACCACTACCATTATCATTGTGGGCATCGTTATTCATTGTAGTTGTTGCACCAACTTCCTCACCTTGTTGTTGAGTGTTGTTTTGATTTCCTGTACCTGTTGTTCCTGAACCTCCTGTAGTTCCACCTCCCGTGGTTGTACTTCCTCCGGTTGAACCAGAACCGCCGGTGTTTCCTCCCGACCCTCCTGTATTTCCACCACTTCCTGAACCACCAGTATTTCCACCTGAACCACCTGTATTACCTGTAGAACCACCACCTGTTGTTCCTGAACCACCGGTAGTACTTCCACCCGAAGAAGAGGAACCTCCGCCTACAGGTGGCTGAGACGTTCCACTTCCCCCCTGAGGTGGGTTATTTGTATTTCCATTGTTTCCACCTTGTGAAGAAGTTGAGCTTCCCTGAGACGTATTATTTCCTCCAGACGATGTAGTTGTTCCTCCTGAATTCGAGGATTGATTTCCGTTTGAATTTCCTTCAGAAGAAGTAGAACTTCCGCCACTGTTATTGTTTGAGCCATTTGTGTTTGAGTTTGAATTATTATTTCCGTTTCTTTTGTTGTTGTTACCTTGAGAGGCATTTAAATTACCTCCTGAAGTCGCGGAACCTTGGGCTGACGCCATTATACTACCAACTACTGATTGGACAGTACTACTAATAATTTGAGATGTGATTTGGTTTTGTGTCACTTGACCCTGTTGTTGTGAACATGGGTTTGTTTGACGGTATTGAGTATAAACTTGATTAATCCACGAACTAAATGCTCCACTTGTAACATCGGCGGCCGTGAAATATCTACTTTGA